AGGTCATTCCAGAACCAGCGATCTACCTTTTCTGCTCCGATTGGCTTAACAGACTGCCCATCACAGACATAGAACCCGTCATCTGACAGGAAGAATGTCAGATTTCCATACTGAGCGATGCTTCCTGCCTCATAGCACCCGATCACCGGAGAGATTGCATCAAACTGGAAAAACAGCGGACTTCCGATATAGGACATTCGGACAATCGCTCTTTCAAGCAGGATTATTCCGAACTCTCCACCAGTAATTCCCTGAATGTCTCCACCATCAGGAAGGTCTTGATAATCTGATTGGCTTGCAGGACCAGAAGTCCAATCCGTCTCATCGTTGATGTCTGACCATTGCACTCTGTTTGGATAGCTTGCAATGTGCGCCGCAACAACAAAGTCACGAACAACCGCAACGAACTTAGCAATAGGAGCCGCAGCCGCTACATCAGCAAAAGCAGTCGATGTCCCAAGAGTCCATGCTTGGATTTTCTCTGCACCATTGGCTGCAAGCAACACTTTGCCAAACTGTGCCCAATTCCATGTTAAGCCAGAATAGCCTCCAACTTTTGAGACGTTGCTTAGATTCCGGGTTGCAGAGTCATACTTAAAGAGCTTAGTAGCACCACCAGCGAAAAGATAAGAACTTCCAGAGAACTTTCCTGATGTGATTGAGATAAGGTTTTCTGATGCCGCATTAGAGTAATCACTTAAAGACGGAATTGGACCATATCCAACCTGTTGCGGATAGACGTTGTAAGCAGCTTGCAAGGCCCCAGCAATTCCAGGCTGATCTGGCAACCACTCACCAAAAGTTATACGTTGCTCCATGTTGTCGATCCTGCACTTTGAGTTGTCCAGGAATTAGATCCCGGAGTAATGTCTGTCCATGTCGTTTCGTCTTCAGGAACATCAGTCCAAGACGTTGATCCAGCACTTGAGTCTGTCCAAGTGTTAGTTCCAGGTGTTACAGGACTCCATTCCTGACCTTGCTTGAATCCGATGCAACTTACATCTGCGTTTGCTGCTATCGAGGCGTATGCTGAAAATGTGGCATTTGCTAGGCAAGAAACAAGCGCCAGAGCCGTTATTTGAGCGTCTCCACCCGCTACCAACCCACCAAGGCAAGAAACCGTCGCATCAGCCGTTATTGAGGCATCTGCAAGCCTTACGCGAATTCCATCTGCTGTGACAGTTGCTTCAGCCGTGATTGATGCAACACCACCTGCAACGATTCCACCAAAACATGAAACAGTGGCATCTGCGGTGATTGATCCAGCACCAAATTGAACCCTTGTTCCGTCAGCAGTTACTGTTGCTTGTCCTGAGACATCGGCTTGTCCGTATTGGACTCGTATTGCGTCTGCAACAAACGTGGCAACGGCCTCGATGACGCCTGTACCGAATTGGACTCTGATTGCTTCTGCAACAACGGTTGCTGCTGCTTGGATGTCTCCAGCACCAAATTGGACTCTAATGGCTTGAGCAGAAACGCTAGCATTCGCGTCCACCGATCCTGATCCAAATTGAACCCTGATTCCATCTGCCGTCGCAGTTGCGGTAACACTTACAGATGCGTAAGCATCCCACCTTGTAACGCTTGTGTCGTATAACGGAGAATCAAGCGTTAGCGTGAGATCGTCTAGACTCGCCTTGAGATTGTCAAGTGAGTCTATCGTCCACGGTGGGAGCAAATCAGCCATTAGGCCAGCGTCACGCTCAGGGAACCAATTGCAACTCGGAACACATCACCCGTTGCAATCGTCTTCGATGCGTCCAAAGGTGTGTGATACAAAAGATTTCCAGCACTAGAGGCGTCTCTAATGCCAACGTAGGCAACCGTTCCCCATGAGCCAGTGGCCTGTGGAAACTCGATTGCTGCTGAATTAGTAGAAACCCCATTGCTTGGCGCTCCAAACGTGATGGATTGCCGAGCATAGGCATTCCCAGAAACTTCAGTTCCCGTGTCCGCATCAGTTGGATCTGTCGTATACAGAGCCAGATAGACAGTGGTTGGGGAAGTGTAGGAAGTGTTCCGCAGAGTTGCGTTGATAAGCGCATTCTCCAGATAGTTGCTCATTTCAGCCATGATTTACCTCTTTGCCAGCGTCATTGCTAATGGTTGTGCAGAATACTCGCCACGGTCATCAGAAACCGTCAAAGTATCAATTGCACGTTGATACAGTGCTGCCCAAGTAGACAGCCTCTCATCGTTCATCAAATAAGGCTCTGCCTCTCCAAGAGATGCATACAACAAGGCATCTGGGCAGTTCGCCAAGAACACATTGGATGCATTAGTCGATGACAGATAGGTTGGTGCTGCGTAGTAAAGCAACTGAACCGTCATTACAGAGTCAGGAATCGGGGCAAACTGAATCTCGGAAGCTGTGATTGTGTAAGCCTTCGGTCTTCCAGTGTCAGTTGCCCTTGCATTCCTGAAAAATATGCTTGGTGCGTAATAAGTAAGCGCCTCAATCGGAGTCGTGTTGAGATGGATGTCTCTTAACTCAAGAAAGTCGCTTGGCAAAGAAACAGTTGAGTCGTTTGCAGTGGTCGATGCAGTGGCAATCTTCAGCATCTGACGGATGCGAAGTTCCCTGCGAAGACGGTTCTCTGCAAGCGTAATAAAGTCTGGAATTTGATCCGTCAAGTCAGTCCGAGCCAGGTAGTTGGCAACGGATGTCTTGAGATCGCTGAAACTGGTGAAAGGCATTAAATCCTCCCAGGACGGGTTCTAAAGGCTTGATTGTCTCGTTCGTTCAACCACGCCTTGAAACGTTTTTGGTCAAGGATGTGGAATCCGCGCATGATTCCATCCTTGTTCAACTGGTCGATCACCGTTAGCGGAATACTTGCGATTTTATTCCCAAACAGATGATTTGACCACCTAGTTCTTTCATCATACGAGTTGAACTCTCGTTTATTGCTTTCAACGATTCCAGAGACATCTTGGACAGTCTCGATGACAACTTCACCGTTATCCGTAGCATGAGCTTTACGTGAACGGAAATTGTTTTGCTTTGCTATTTCGTTGATGTTCATGTGAAAAAGGGACCAGAGTTTCCCCTGATCCCTTGTACTGTTGTTAAGACAGATTACGAAAGGTCTGCCACGATCCCATGAGCGGCTTCGGTCTTGACTTCCAAGGTGTACTCAACCAGAAGTTGAGTCTTGGCAGAGTCACCGGTAACAGCCAGGTCGTTCGTGAAGAACGGACGCAGGTAAGCAACAGCAGCGTACTCAGGATCAAGCACAAAGGCCACATCAGATGCAGTATTGCCCGACAGCATAAAGCGGTTAGGAACAACGCTCATCGAACCGAAATCGCTGAGATAAACGTCAGCAGCACCAATGATGGTCGTAGGAGCATCAGCAGGAGCCATGTAACGCTGTGCAGCGATGCCAGCAAAAGCCGACACGGTTTGCTTGTGGGACGGAGTGACCATCAGCACCTTGGGAGAGCCACCAGAGGTAAAGACAGACTTCACAACGCTCTGCAACAGAGCTTCGGTGAAAGTACGGTCAGTGCCGTTAGTGCGAGCAGTCGTGCCACTTGCACCAGCAGAGCCACCAGTGCCGTTGCTGGTGTTGCTTGCCAACCAAGTTTGCAAACCACCCAAAACGCGAGCCGTAGAGCCAGCAGTACCGTTTGACTGAACGGTATTGTTCAGCAACGTGAAC